TTTTGCAAGCTTTATTAAATCGTTTAAAAAAATTAAAAGTTAAAATAGAAGTAGGCGCTAATGTTAAGGAAATTTTAACTGAACAGGATATTGTTAATGGTGTAAAATATATACAAGGTGGAAAAGAAAAAGTTATTAAAGCAGATAAAGTAATATTAGCAACTGGAGGGAAAAGCTACTCTGCCACAGGTTCTACAGGAGATGGATATGAATTGGCTAAAAAGGTGGGACATACCGTAACGGAAATAAAACCATCTTTAGTGCCTATTTCTACTAAAGGAAAAGACTTAGAAATCTGTAGAAGAATGCAAGGATTGAGTTTAAAAAATGTAGCTATTAAAATTAAAGATGCTAAAAATAACAAGATAATATATGAAGATTTTGGAGAAATGATTTTCACTCATTTTGGAGTCTCTGGACCTATAATTTTAAGCGGGTCGGCGCATTTGTTAAGATATAAAAAAGAAGATATAAGACAAGGTAATATAAAATTAATTATTGACTTAAAACCAGCATTAGATGTACAGAAATTAGATGATAGAATTTTAAGAGACTTTTCATTAGAAAAAAATAAAATCTTTAAAAATAGCTTAGATAACTTGTTACCCCAAAAGATGATAAGTACAGTAATAGAACTGTCTGGAATAGATCAAAATAAAAAGGTAAATGAAATAACAAGAGAAGAAAGAGTAAGGTTAGTTCAATTACTTAAAAATTTTGAAATAACATTACATGACTTTAGACCAATTGAAGAGGCAATTATAACAGCAGGTGGAATTAGTATAAAGGAAATAAATCCTAAAACAATGGAGTCTAAACTAATAAAAGGTTTGTATTTTGCTGGGGAAATTATTGATGTGGATGCATATACAGGAGGATTTAATTTACAAATAGCATATTCTACAGGCTATACAGCAGGAGGTGCCACGAATGTTTAAAACAGTTGAGTCAAATGAAGAAGCTGATATAACAGAGAAAAAATCAAAATTTATAGCAAATATTTTTTATATTACTTCAGAAGAAGAAGCAGAGGAAAAAATAAGACAAATAAAAAAAAAGCATAATACAGCAAGACATCATTGTTATGCATATAGAATAATAAGGAAAAATGAAATAATAAATAAATCAAGTGATGATGGTGAACCTAGTGGAACTGCAGGAATGCCAATGCTTAATATATTAGAAAAAAATAATTTTATTAATATTTTAGTTGTAGTTACAAGATACTTTGGTGGAATTCTCTTGGGGACAGGAGGATTAGTTAAAGCTTATTCTGAAGCGACTCAAAAAGTTATAGAAAAATCTGAAATTGTAATAGAAGAAGAGGGAATAGAATTAGAAATTGAATTAAATTACAAAGATTTAGAAAATTTTAAATATTATTGTAATAAAAATAATATTAATATAATAGATGTAAAATATAGTGACCTTGCGACATGCTTAATAGAGGCGAATTTTGTCGAAAAAGAAAATATAACATCGAATACCAATTTGAGCATACAAAAATACAAAATAATACGAAAAAAATATATAAGAAAAAACGTTGAAAAATAAACACTTGAAAAGAAAGCTGGAAAAAAATACCAAAAAGGCTATTGCAAATTTTTTCCAAACATAATATAATTCGAACTGTAAAAAAATTACAAAAATTTTTATTAGGGGGAAATGAATGTGAGCGATAATATTAAGATATTAATAGCAGATGACAATTACGATTTTGCAATGACATTGATGGGATACTTGGAAAGAGAAGAAGGAATGGAAATAGTTGGACGTGCCAAAGATGGAAGTGAGGCTTACCAAATGATAATGGAAAAATGTCCAGACGTAGTTTTATTAGACATGATAATGCCACATGTTGATGGATTAGGAGTTTTAGAAAGAGTAAACGACTCAAAATTGGAGAAAAGACCATTATTTATAATGTTGTCAGCAGTGGGACAAGACAAAATTACGCAAAAAGCAATAAGCTTAGGTGCGCAATATTACATAGTAAAGCCATTTGAAATAAAACTATTAATAAAAAGAATAAAAGAGCTTAAATTTTATCAACCTGCACCAATAAAAGGAAATTATATGACAAGGGAATTAAAAACACAGTATATAGATATTGCGCCAGAAGACAAGAAAAATGAAGAGAATTTGGAAGCTCTTGTAACAAATGTAATACATGAAGTTGGCGTTCCAGCACACATAAAGGGTTACCAATATTTAAGAGAAGCAATAATGATGGTTATAGGAGACATAGATGTAATTAATCAAATAACAAAACAATTATATCCAGATATAGCAAGAAAATACAAAACAACACCATCAAGAGTAGAAAGAGCAATAAGACATGCTATAGAAGTTGCATGGGGAAGAGGACAACAAGATACAGTAGAAAACATATTTGGATATACGGTATCAGCAGCAAAAGGAAAACCTACAAATAGCGAATTTATAGCAATGATAGCTGATAAACTAAGACTGGAATTGAAGACAGCATAAAACCACATAACTGTTACTAGTCAAAACTAAAAATTGCTAGAATGTATTGACAATTTTAATTGACCATTCTACAAAGGTTAAATTAAATGTTACTAGTCTTAAAATTAAAAAAATGTTAAAATAAACGGGTGATTTTAATCGCCCGTTTAACTAAATTATTTAATCCTCTAAAAACACTAGATAATATTAAACTAATGTGATATAATATATATTAATAGGTGCAAAAGATAGGAGAGGATAATATGCAAAGTAAATATGGTAAAGTATTAACAATATTATTAATTGTTTTAATTATTGCAATAATAGGAATATTAATTTTTTTAGGAGCAAAATACTATAAGGATTATGAGAAAGCAAAAGAAACCCAAGGTGTAATACACCAATTTGATGATCATCTTGACAATGATACTAATCAAAACAACACACCAAGCGGCGGCGAAGATATTACACCAGATATAGACCTAAATGAATTAATAGCTTCAAACAATAACAATGGGAATAGTGGAGATAGCTCAAAAGTAACTTATAGAGGCTATGAAGTAATGGGAAAAATTAAAATTCCAACTACAGGTTTAGAAACTATAATTTTAGAAAAAGTAACGCCAAGTTCTATAGAGTCATCAGTAGCAATTCTTTATGGACCAGGACTTAATAAGGTTGGAAATACAGTAATAGTAGGACATAATTATAGAAATGGTCAAATGTTTTCAAACAATAAAAACTTATCTATAGGAGATAAGATATATATAACAGACAAGACCGGAACAGAAGTTGCATATACAATAACAAAAAAATATCAAACATCAGCTCAAGATTTTAATTATGCAACAAGAGATGTACAGGGAAGAAGAGAAATATCACTTTCAACATGTACAGACGACTCAAGTGGAAGGTTAATAATATGGGCTGCAGCAGACTAAAAAAATGAATAAAAAAATGTAGGGGCGATTTTATCGCCCGCCATTCATGTAAAAATATAAATAAAAACAATGAGAAATGTATGGGTGATTTTAATCGCCCGCAAATTTGAATAAAAAATGAAAAAAAATTTAAAAAACTATTGACATATTAAAATAAATACTTTATACTTATACTTGCGTTGAACAAATGCGCCCTTAGCTCAGTTGGTCAGAGCAACCGGCTCATAACCGGTGGGTCCAAGGTTCGAATCCTTGAGGGCGCACCATTTTTGTATTTTAATATAAAAATGTAAATAAAAGGGTAGGTGGCCGAGTGGCTAAAGGCGGCAGACTGTAAATCTGTTCTCGAAAGGGTACGATGGTTCGAATCCATCCCTGCCCACCACTATGAAAATCGTAGAAATACTGAGAAATCAGCAAGTCTACGATTTTTATAATGCAATTTTAATGCAACTAGATATTATTAATGTAATTTATATAGTTATCTAATGCATTAACTTTAAATTTATTAAATATAGTTGTATATGTATTGATTGTTATAGAAATATTCTTATGACCAAGTAGTTTTTGCAATACTTCTGCAGGAACACCAGCTTCAATACAACGAGTTGCATATGTATGTCTTAACATATGAGTATTAACATTACTTGTTTTTAAATTAATAAGTTTATCGTTGCCATCTTTATCGGTTCCTTTTTTCTTTTTAATTATAATTACTTTTATGTTTGCATTTTTACATATCTTTTTGAAATGAATATTTATTGTGCTAGGGGCAATGATAGTTTTATTAGACTGACAAAATAGAAGATCATTGTTATTTGAAACATAATTTGCTATACAATCTTTTAGAATAGGCTCTAAGATAGAAGTAATTGGAATATCACGTGTGGATTCATAAGTTTTAGTCGTTCCCCCAATTTTTACTTTTCCATTTCTATCTTTGGTTAAAGTATTAGTTATATGTATTAGTTTATTATTAAAATCTATATCTGCAGATGTAAGAGCAAGGATTTCTCCTATTCTCATACCAGAGTGGATTGCAATTAAAAAGATATTTTTATATGGCTCGCCTTTTAATGCTTCAATAAATGCTTTTTGTTCTTCAATTGTTAATGCATCTATTTTTTTATCTTGCTTTGTAGATTTTGGCTTTAAAACATTTAGTAAAGGATTTTTAGATATAATTTCTCTTTTTATTCCTTCCTTAAAAATACTTCCTAACATCTCATAAATTTTATCGATATATGAATTAGCATAGTTCTTTTGATTATTCATAAAATCCTGTAATTGATATACTTCAATCTTCTGAATTGGAATATCACCGATAGAACTACATTTTATAATATTAAAAGTACCTAATGCTCTTCCATAAGTAGCTTCTGTAATTCTATTTGATTCAAATTTAACATCAATAAGAGATTGGCCTAATTGTGATATAGTAATATCAGATTTATTTATAAAAGAACTATTTTGAACATCAGCTAAAGCTGTTGTCATTTTTTCTTTTACTTCTTTTCTAGTATTTCCATATACAGATTTACGATTTAATCTTCCGTCTAATTTTCTACCTGCAGTAAATTGCCCAACCCATTTGTTTAGCTTTTCACTATAGTAAATAGTACCTTCGCCATTTCCTCTTTTTGCCATAAACACCTCCTTACAAATAAAACTGCTATTCAAAGCAGTTTATCGTTTGTTCTCCATATTTTTCTTTATAAAATTCTATTGTTTCAGCCATATATTTGACTGTAACTTCAAAATATTCTGCAAGAGCATAAACTGTATCAACTCCGTTTCAAAATGGCTAATTTAAAATTCTCGTAAGGAATTAGCACCATTCTTGCATACTTTTTAGCTCTATATTCTTGCTTAGATATTAAAGTTGTATCTGTACAATTGATAGGATAAGTTGCATTTTGATAATAATGTCCTAATTCTTCTGCTAAAGTTTCTTTTTCTATATATGAATTATCAATATTTTTATAGTTTAAACCTATTGCATTTATTTTATCTATGTTAATAAAACAGCCATAGGCATTTTCTATATACCAATCATATACTTTTATTTTTTCTTTTTCTGCTAAATCATATAAATTATTTAAATTCATTTTTCCCTCCAAAAATGCGTTTACTTTTAATTGTATTTAATATATAATAATAAAAAATATATTTTTATCGAGGTGTAATATGAATGATAACAATAAATTAATAATATTTATAAAAAAATATTGCTATGTAGTTGCACCAGTATTGTTAACGTTAGTTTTTATTATATTAGATTGTTTTAATATTCCTACTTTTTTTAATAAAGATATATTAAAAAATATGGAAGGAAACATTACTACGTTAATTGGAATATCTGGTACTTTAATAGGTTTCCTTTTTACAGCAATGACTATATTCTTAAGTTTAAATAAAGATTCTAAATATATGCAAAATTTTAAAAGATATGGTCATAACATAATATTTTGTAGACTAAATATATTAGGAATATTGTTTCTTTTTTTTAACATAATTGCATGGTTACTTAGTATGAATATAAAAATTACAATATTGTTTTTTATATTAGGATTTATGGAAACCATGATGACATCATATTACACTTATAAATTGTCATTGAATAGCTTTTAATAATTCCACTTTTAAGGTATTTTCAATTGTAGAAAAGTCAGTTTCGTAATTATTACTTAATTTAATAGGCACAGATTTTGTAAATCTATTTGTTAGTAAGTCAATATCTTCGTTAAATGTAGATATTGACATTTTTTTAATGTTTTCTTTATTTTTAGAACGAAAATTTAATAATTTTTGTGAAAATTTAGACTCAACTGAATCCAAAGTAACTTTTAAATTGTAATTTTTTACTTTACATCCCATTTTTTCTAAACCATTTAAGCCAACAAAAGATTGATTTTGAGAGATTTCAACGGTAGCCAAAGCAATTTCAAGTTCTGTTATTACTGATTCTGCAATTTCATTGTCATTTTTTACTAAAGGTATTATTGAAATGTTTAGTATATTATTATTATTAATAAATGCTTCTAAAAAAGGGTATACATTCTTTATATGTTCTGTTTTTATAAATGAAATGGATTTTAAGTTATAATCTATATAAAAGAGTGTATTATGCTCAAAATATATAGTATCGGGGTCAATCTTTTTGTTTGACTGATTATCTACAATATCAGTAAGAACATCTTTTGTAGTAGAAAAACGAGAAAAAGTACCAAAAAAATGGTCATTACTAGATGTTATTTTTTTAAAAGAAAGTTTTTCTTCTCTATCTATTAAATGTTCAGTTTTTGGATCGTATATTTTATCAAGAATATATCCATTACCATTTATAAATTTAGTTTCTAATTGTTTTTTCATTTCATCTATAAATGTGTCTTCATTAGAAATAAAAGTGGGTTCTTTTAATTGCAATTTACCAAAGTTAATATACTTTTTATACTCTTTTTCTTTAGTGGTTTTAATGTTTTTATTTACATTAGAACCAATATTTTTCATATTATTTATTCTCCTTATTATCTTTTTTATTATCCTTCATTATTACTTCTATTAATGATTTGATTTGTTCTTTTTGAGTTTCTGTAGGTGGGGTGTAATCTTTCATGTTAAATCCGATTTTTGCTAGACCTAGAGGGTCAGTTTCCTTTGGATTTCTTTCATTTGACTTACCTAATAGGTAATCTATGCTACAATCAAGTACTTTTGACAATTTACTTAAAACATCAATTGAAGGCATATTTTTATTATTTTCGTAATTAGCAATATTTGAACGAGATGTATCAATTTTTTTTGCAAGTTCTTCTTGAGTTAAATTGCAATCTTGTCTAATTTTTTTTAAATTATTTCCAAAACTCATAAATATGCTCCTTTCTAAGGGAATTATAACATTTTATTGTCAGTTTTGCAAACATTTTTTAAAAAAATAAAAAAGTTTTTAAAAAAAGTATTGACAGCTAAACAAACATTGTATATAATGTCAGCAGAACAAACAAAAAAGGAGAGGTGAAAATATGAGAGAGAAACTTATAGAAATTAGAAAAAAAAAGGGCTATACTCAAGAACAAATGGCAGAAAAACTAAATATTGCAAGAACAACATATACAGGATATGAAAATGGAAATGTATCACCATCATTAGAAACAGCCTTAAACATAAAAAAGATATTAAACTATAAAAAAGATGATATTTTTTTAACTTCAAATGTCAGTTAAACGAACAATAAAATAAATGAAAAGAAATGAGAGGAGATGAAGATATGCAAGAGAAAAAATCAATAAAAACATTTAATGAATTACCAGAAACAATAACACCATTAGATTATGCAGATTGGAGAGGTATAGGAGAAAGTAAAGCGAGAGAAATATTTAACAGAAAAGATTTTCCAAGAATAAAAGGAACAGGAGTAAAACAATTAGCAGATAAGAGAGCAGTATTTCTATATGATTTAGGACTTAAAGAAGAAGAAAAGCAAAATACACTTAAAGAAATAGCAAAATTAATATTAACTTAAAAAAGGAGGCGAAACAAATGATAAGTTATTTAATAGATGTATTCTTATGTGGCATGGTAGTAGTAGCAGAGCTAGTAGGAACAATTATATTAGCAATAGCAGTAGAAGTTATATTTTATAAAGTTTTCAAGATTAATCTATATCAAGAAATATGGAAAGGCTTAAACAAGTTAGATAGAAAGCTAAATAGAATATTGGGATAGAAAGGAGGGAAAGAGAGTGGAAGTATTTATAGGTATAATTCTGGGTTTTATTATAGCAATTATTGTAATGATAGTTACAGGATTTGGACAAGATTACGAGTTAATAACAACGATAGATGAATTACAAAAAGAACTTAAAGACAATAAGGACAGGCTTAAAAATAAGGAAATAGCAGAAATAAGAACAACATTTTTTGCAAGGAAGATAAAAGAAATAGAAGACATTATAAAAAATTCAGAAGAAAGCAAAGAAAACTATTTTATTACTTTTGAAAAAATAAAAAATGTACTATTTGTTTGAACTGTTTTCGCAAATAGTACAAAATAGACTTATTAATTAAACATGACTAAATAAATAATAGCACAGAGAATAAAAAAATGCAAGGGGAGTAATTGAAAAAATGTCAGAAACATTAGAAGAATTAGAAGAAAAATATTTTATGTTAGAAATGCAAGATACGTGGAGCAGTAGAGATTATAAATATGCTGATGAATTAAGAAATAAAATAAAAAAAATGAAGGAGGAAGAAAGATGATAAAGAATTATGATGAGTTAAGAAAAGTCGATGTAAGTAAGTGGATAGAACAAAGAGATGGAGCAGATTATTTGAACTGGGCAAAAGTTGTTGATTTATTGCACGAAAATGGTGCAGGAATAGTATATTTTGAGCCTGTTGTAAATGAATTGACAGGAAGTAGCTTATATATGACAGATAAAGAATTTGAAGACAGCAAAGGAAATATAAACAGGGTGTACGAAACTGCAGTGAAAATTGTAATAGATGATTTAGAGTTTATTCAAAGAGGACCTGTTACAAACGGTTCAAATCCAGTAAAAGACAATTCAATGAGTCAACAAAGATTATGGAATTGCCAAACAAGATTGTTTGTTAAAGGTGTTGCAATAAGAACAGGTTTAGGATTTGATTTATGGTTGAAAGAAGAATTAAAAGATTCAAAGAATAGCTGGGAAGATGATTTGTCAAGACATGACATATTTAAAATAAAAGAAAGATGTCAACAAATTTATACTCAAAAATTAAAAGAAGGATTATCAGTAAAAGAAATTGCAGAAAGGCTTCACAAGACAGAAGATGAAGTAAAGGCGGTATTTACGTATTTTGATACTTTAAGTAATTTTGAAAGAGATTTAGCAAACATTGATACAAAGTCAAGATAGGAGTTATTACATAGGAGCTTCAGATACAAGTATGGTTGTAGGAAATTGGAACACGAAAACATTCGAAAATTGGTGGTTAATAAAATTAGGTTTAAGTCAAAACAACTTTTCAACGGAAGCTACAAAAGCAGGAAATAATTATGAACACAAAATACTGCAAGCATTGAATATTCCAGATTTAGAGATGGATAAACAAATAATAATTGACAGACTAAGAGTAAATTTAGATGGAAATTCGGAAGACTGTATTTATGAAGTTAAGACACACAAAATAGAAAAAGAATTTAAAGTATCAAAACAATACTGGAGACAAGCACAGGTTGAGATGTATGCGTACAATACCAGAAATTTATACATAGTCGCATATGCACTAAATGAAGATGACTACAACAATTACTTTAATGCGATAGATATAGATAGGATCAAATTTAATAAAGTAGAATATGATGAACAATTTATAAATAATGAGTATCTACCTAGGTTACAAATATTAAGTGAATGTTTGAAGAAAGGAGTTTTTCCAAATGCAAACTACACGGAATAATTAATGATATAAGTATAGATTTCAATACACGAAAACCTAAAATAAGCCTTTTATTAGATACAAATGAGTTAAGTATAGTAGAAGAACTAAAAAACGAAAATAAGCTAAATATCGAGCTAAAAAAATATCGTAAACCTCGTAGCCTCGACGCAAATAAATACTTTTGGAAATTGCTTCAAGAGGTTTGCGATTATAAAGACATAGACACAATAGAAGATTACAAACGCAGAGTAAAAGAATTAGGAATATTTAAGCAATTTAAGATAATGACACAAGATATAAAGACCTTTGAAAAAATATGGACTGATAGAGGAATAGCTTGGTTTTGTGAAATAGTAGATACAACATACATAGGAGATACAGAATTTAAAATTATAAATGCATATTATGGCTCGAGTTCGTACAATAGCAAACAGATGAGTAGATTAATAGATAATCTAGTTCAA